TACCCTCTATCTTTTCATAAGAACCATATTTCTTTATAAGAAAGTCATTGAATGCAGCATTAGTCATTGGCCATTCATTTTGAATATTCATAATGTTGTTTGATAACAACACTAACCAGTCAAGGGTTTCGTCTCCGTAGTTTTTAAAAGCCACCAAGTCTGGACGATCATCACCTTGTATTTTATATTGAGTGAAGTACGCTAAGTTTTGAAGAATGTCTTGACGTATTTCTACTCTCTTGAATAAATTTTTTACTACTACAAAGTCACCAATATTTTTACCATCAGGTAATCTACTGACATATTCAAATTCTGGAACTTGTCTGAAGTAACTTGCCATTAGTATCCTATTGAGTCTGTTCTTTTTGCGGTGTTATCTTCAAAGACTGGTCCAGATTGTGAGGATTCCAATAATCTTTCTTTGTCTGTATAGTTCGATTCAGTTAAAGGTTCTAACTCGGTAAATTGCATTCTAATGTTGTATGATGTCATCGTTCTTGCATCATCATCAAAAGTCATGTATGTACCATCTGGAGTATATTGTGTATTTATTGCAGTAAGGGCACAATCTTTTATTTGTCCTATCGATGGATGATCGATCATTGTTCCATTTACTTTTGTTTTATATCTTATTCTAAACATATTTGGAGAAACCATGAATAAGGATGTAGGAGATCTCTTCACCGTCATCCCTTGTTTAAAGAATCTAATTATTTTTCTTATCTGAGTTGCCTCACTCCTATCTCTCGCAGACATTTTAAAGTTGAAGTCAAAACTCCTAAGTTGAGGTGCTTGAAGTAATAACTCAAGGTTTGGATTTAGAATGGCACCAGTGGTTCTTGGTATCAAACCTTGAGCACCGATAGCTGTTTGAGCGAGATAAGTTCTTAACGCAGTCAATATATTTTTTGACGCAGGTGTATTCAATGCTCTCTGCATTTCTCCTATATCCATGTTTATTATTTGAGCAGCTTGTTGGATCGCTTGCATCGGATCTAATGCTACTGATGCTAATGCACCCATAACAGGATTCAGAGTTCCTCTTTGATAATCAACTTGGTTTGTATCTTGTATTCCACTTTGTATAGGAAGTGTCACGTCACCTACAATTCGTTTTAGGGTTCTTTTTCCAAAAGTAAATGGGTTTCCATCCGCGTTTGTTACATCAAAATTTAAAGATCGACCAGTTTGGTAGAACATTGAAAACACAACTCTATCTTGTCCACCGTTTTTAAGATCTTCTGGATAACATAGGGTTTCATATTCTAATTGTCTCTCAGCTGCTATAGCAAAAGATTCTATTGTAAAAGAACCAGCAGCACTCAATCCAGGTCTTGGTGCATCTGAACCTTCATATATGATACGACCATTAGCATCATATTGAATATCACCATTTACTCCCATACCTACATTTTGAAGTGTTGGATGTTGACCCAACCAAAAGTATTCTGGAGTATTAGGTTCAGCTTTTACAAGAGCATCCACTGACATTTGATCTAGTGTTCTACCAAGAGTTGAGTTTTGGTTTTCTAAAACTTTTTTAACAGGTTCAGTTGCACTTATGCTGTCAGAGTAAACTTCATTAAATGTGCCGTCATTATTTTGAGTAGTTTTTTTAATAATAGCGAAGAAACGACCTTTGTCAGTTCCGCCTTGTAAATCAGATGATAGACTATTGTAAACATCCTCATCAACAGCAACTTGAATTTGAGTTTCCTCTACGGAACTATACGTGCTGGGGTTATTTTCATCATACGTACTCTGAGTTCTAACAATTACATTATTACCGTCTATTGTTTCTAATTTTAATCCGCTAGTTACTTGAGACATTATAGACAGACTTTTTTTTATTTAGTTAGATAGTAGGCATATGGGATGTCAAGCATAGTTTGTATTTCACTTTGCCTGACGATGTGAAGTTGTCCAGGTATCTCTTGCCAAGTATAGTTTCTTATCTTATCCCAGTGAAAGTTGATACCTCTAAAACCCCAGTTGAATATGTCAGTCACGCCTACTATTGGATGTTGGTCGTATTCGATATTAGGAGTCTTTGCGTTGTAGATAAAAGTATAAGTTTCACCTTCTTCAGGTATAATTACAGTGTCATTTAGGATACTCATTATCTGTATCATCATATCTTCTGGGTCACCCAGGTTTCTAATAGAATCTTTCTGAGACTCTACCCTATTATCACCAACCAATTCCTCAAACTGAAAGTCATCCATAACCCTTGATACCTAACTCGTCTTCTGTAATGACCTTGAACTCTATCATTCTGTCAGCACACCACTCACGAGCAGACTTCCACTTTGCTTGGTTGACTGCATAAGTCATACTCTCTCTTATCAAAGTCTTTCTTTGTTTCTTACCTGGCACCGGAGGGATAGTTTCCCTTTTTGGTTTTACCTCAATGACATAAGTCTTGAGGTTTCCCGTGCTCTCTTTTACTTTGATGATGAAGTCGGGGAAGTAACGATGAACTCTTTTATCAACAGGAGATATGTATGGGATGAAGAACTCTTCACTTCCCCACTCAATGATATTCTCTGTAAGGTCACACCATTTACAAAACTTTCGTTCCCAAGTGCTTCTGCAGATAATATTGTTCACATTCCCCTTATATTTTTGTGGGTTGGAGGGTTTGTAAATACTTTTCTTACTAACTCCCATACATAATATATAAGGTAAAAACTATTTAGATGGCTACGCCAAATCCAAGGGCAAGGAATGTTGCTGATTTAAAAGCAAGTATTTTAAACCCGTCTCTTACATCAACATATGAATGTCACTTCAACCCACCTACCTCTGTTAGGTCGTGGTTGAATGATAGGAAAAATTTGAATCTTGGTGCAGGTTATGATTCTATATTGAGCGATCAAATTACTTTATCATGTCGTGAAGCAACACTCCCTGGTACTTCATTAGCGACACATACATTAGATAATGATAGGACAGGGGTTACTGAGAGACATGCATACAGAAGACAATACAGCGATGTAGCATCATTTACATTTTATGTTGACAATGAATATAACTTAATACACTTTTTTGAAAACTGGATTGCTTTTATTGTAAATGAAGGTGCTTCTGATGCACTGGATGGAAACTATAACTATCGTGTCAACTTTCCAAACGAATATAAGACTGATATATTTGTCAAAAAGTTTGAAAAGGATTATACTGGAAGAAATTTAGATTATAGATTCATTAACGCATATCCTATTTCGATAAACGAAATGCCTCTTAGTTATGATGCATCTACAATAATGACTTGCACAGTCAATTTTAACTTCACTCGCTACGTCATTAATAGCTAATAAATATTCACACTGAATAACATATCATGCCTTTACCAAAAATTTCAACCCCAACTTATGAGTTGGAGTTGCCTTCGACTGGAAAAACAATTAAGTATCGTCCTTTCTTAGTCAAAGAAGAAAAGTTACTAGTTCTCGCGTTAGAGAGTGATGATGCTAAGGAAATTACAAATGCTGTAAAAGCAGTTCTGAAGGACTGTATTCAGACACGCGGAGTTAAGGTAGAAAACTTACCTACTTTTGATATTGAATTCTTATTCTTGAATATCCGTGGTAAGTCTGTTGGTGAAGAGATAGAAATTAGTGTTCTATGTCCTGATGACAATGAAACCTATGCAGAAGTGAAAATTAATATTGATGATGTTAAAGTCAATAAAGAAAAAGACCATAAAAATCACATCAAGATCGATGATAAGTTGATGATGGAGATGAAGTATCCATCACTCGATCAGTTTGTAAAAAACAATTTTGACTTTGCTAGTAACAATCAAGTTGAACAGTCTTTTGATTTGATTGCTTCTTGCATTGATAAAGTATATTCTGAAGATGAAGCCTGGACCACCGAAGACTTCACCCGCAAAGAGGTAATTGATTTCCTTGAGCAGATGAACTCTTCTCAGTTTAAAGAAATAGAAAACTTTTTCTCCACGATGCCAAAACTCAGTCATGAGGTAGAGGTTGTCAATCCCAAAACTAAGAAAAAAGGCACTGTAATACTTGAGGGTCTGGCAAGTTTTTTCGCCTAGCACTCTCCCATATGAACCTGGAGAGTTACTTTAAGTTAAATTTTTCTTTAATGCAGTATCATAAATATTCATTAACAGAGATTGAAAATATGATGCCTTGGGAGAGAGACGTTTACGTTGAACTCTTGAGGTCACACTTGGAGGAAGAAAAACTAAGGATGCAACAACAGCAGGGATCATGAATCTAGACGACCTCTTAAAGTCTATCAGAGAAGAAAATGGAGACTCTAAAGGAGGTAAGGTAGATCCTGACAAATTAATTCAGAGGAGAACGTACAAAGCTCCTGCAAAGTTTTCCTCTCAGTCATTTAGGGCACCAAGTATTAAACCAACCCCATCTAGAAAACTTGATGCCGATAAACTTGCACCAACAGAAACCATTCAAGTTGGAAAAGATTTTTTAGATAAGATTGATGAACTGATACAAGTTATCAAAGAAGATAATGAATTAGAGAAAGATAGACAAGATGCTTTAGATAAAGAGAAAGCAAGAGAAAGAAGACAAACGAGAGAAAATAGGATAGAAGTAGGGAAAATTTTCTCTGGCTTTACAAAAGGGTTTAAAAGAGTTACTGGACAATTTAATGATATAATAAACACTGTCATAAGATTTTTAGCATTTACTGTTCTAGGTGGTTTAGTCAAGTTCTTATTTGATTTTCTTAGAAACCCTAAGAATAAAGGTTTCTTAAAAAATGTTCAAAAGTTTTTTACAGTAACTCTACCCCAAAAATTTAAAGAAGCAAAACAAAAGGTAGGAGAAGTCATTAAATTTTTTGAAGAAACAGTTCCTAGAATACAAGCGTTCGCGGAGAATTTTAGACAATTGCTAACAAGATTTCCATTTTTAGGTGAATTATTTAAAACTGAGGAAGAAAAAAAATCTGGACTTCCTCCAGATGAGGGAATATTTACAACTCCCGGTAAGGATCCATTTTTTGGTTTTGAATTTCCAATTTACAGATTACCTAATTTTAAAACCTTTAGTTCAGGTGGTTTAGCTATGGCTTTAGCCATGGGTGGTGGTGCATTCGGCACTGATACAGTCCCTGCGATGTTGACTCCTGGTGAGTTTGTAATGAGTCGTGGAGCTGTCAGAAAGTTTGGTGTAGACACCATGATGGCAATGAATAAAGCAGGTGGTGGCACCAACCGTCCTAAGTTTGGAATTGTTCCTGGTTATAGTGGAGGAGGAATAATTCAAGATCTTAGGGATGAAATGGATAGAAGAGGAATTACCGATGCAAAAACAAGAGCAATGTATCTTGCACAATTTAAAGAAGAAAGTGGACTTAAACTGAAAAGTGAAATGAGTTATAGAAATACGTCAGCAGATCGTATAAGAGCTCATTTTTATAATGCTCGTAATATGTCAAATGCAGAGATTGATGCATTGAAGAAAAATGATGTTGCGTTTTTCAACCATATGTATGGAGATATGCTGGACAACCGAGGAGAAGGTTATAAGTATAGGGGAAGGGGGTATATTCAATTAACTGGTAGAGACAACTATAGAACTATTGGAAAAGCAATAGGTGTTGATTTAGAATCTAATCCTGATTTATTACTCGATCATGATACTGCTTTGAAAGCATCATTTGAATATATGCGTAGTAGAGTAAGTCAATCTGCATTAAAACGTGGCGATGTCAAAGCAGTGACGTTAGCAATTAATGGTGGATATAATGGTTTAAAACACAGAGAGCAATATTATAATGAATTTTTACCTTTAGAAGAAGAGTATATTAAAAAGAAAAGTAAAACTAAATCAAAACCAGTTGGTCCACATTTTGGACCTGGTTTTGACTCTAATGATAGAGCACAGTCAGAAAGGCTTGATCTCATAGAATTGATGCAAAAAAATAGGGCACAACAACGTGCTGATCGCAGTGATATTAATCTTGATAGACTTTTTAATCCTATTCGTCGTTTCTTTGGAGTTGATACACCCAATGTTCCAACTTCTAATAGTTTCATGGTGCTTCCTACGATAGATCAACCATCAGATACTGGACCGACTACTCAGATAGCCACTGACATTCCTGAATTTGATATCGTAAGTGGTGCTAACATGAGAGGTTTGTATAGTCAGTTATTAGGTATTGAGGACTTAACATGATTAAGTTAAAGGACTTTACTGAAGCTGTTGATATCTACAAGAAGAATTTTGTTCTGCGTAAAAAAAGATACGCAAGCGAACAAAGAAGCGCGATAGAAAAACGTAGAAAGGAAAGAGAGAGTAGAATTGAACCTAACAAGTTTTTAAATAACGCAGGTAAAAATGTAGGTGAGGGAGTTAAAAAGGTTACATCTGGTGGTGGTAACTTCTTGAATAGTGTTTATAAATTTCTTGGGTTTACATTACTTGGGTTGATAGTTAAAAATATTGATAAGATACTTGCTGTTGTTAAAACAGTAGTAGATAAACTTAAAGAAGCGTTTACTAAAATAAAAGAATTTTATATTGAAACATTAGAACCAGCACTTACTTCAATATTTGAAGGTGTTGGTAATATTATGGAAACATTTGAAGATGTGTTTGATTTTGTCATAGATGTTAATCCATTGAAAGATTTTGGTGGTCTTTTAAACACTGTCATGATGGGTATCCTTTCTATAGGATATAGACTTGGTAATCAATATAACCCAATTAAACCTACCTCAGTTCCTCGTGGAGCTCGAGGGGCAGCAACCGGAACTACATTAAGTCCAGAACAAGTAAGGGCAAGGTACGTAGCAAAGAAAACAGCATTATTAGACAAAGCGTCCAAAGTCTCTGGTTCAACAAGAAAAAGATTACTCAAACAAGTAGTTACAATAGAAAGAAACTTAGGAGGCGCTGATAAACCTTCAGTAGCCACAGCAACCGCTGATAAACCAGGACAACCAGGACAAAGAACTCCAAGAGTAATTTCAAAGACTCTTAATAATGTAACTAAAGAATTTTCTGATGACTTACAAGCATCAAAGGCTGCAGCTGATGCAGCGAAACCAGGGCCAGTAGCTAGTTTTAGAACTTTCTTAAAAAATGCATTAGACAGAAACTTTAAATCACAGGGACTTGCTAATCCTTCTGTAACTGGTATCACTGAAGACATTGCTAGATCTAATATGTTTGATGATCTTGCAAAAGAATTTGCAGATGAATTTGAGGGGAAAAAACCTTTTTCAACTATTGGTAAAGAGGCACCTACAGCACCCAGAGGTAATCTTGTCGCTCCAAAACTTTTAAAAGGTATATTTGGGCCTGAAGACTTATTAAATCAGAAATCTTTTAACTTACTAAAAGGACTTGACTTTAGATTTACATTGGATGATCTTGCCAGAACTTTTACTTTTCAGAATTTGAAATCAACTATCAAAGGCGGAGTTGCTGGTTTCATCATTGAGTTTTTGGCTAAGTCAATAGCCAAAGGCGTCTCTGATTCATTACCATTTAGTATAGATAATCAATCTCTAGGTTTTTTGATAAGTGATGAGCGAATAGCAAAAGTTAGAGCACAGCAGTTACTAAGAATGAATCCTAAAGAAAGAGAAACTAAACTGAAGCAATTAAACGCTGACGCTCAAAGTGAACCATTTTTCTTAGATAAAGTTGGAAATAAAAACAAGAAAATGGCTGAGTTGATATTGCGCGAGTATTTAAAATTAACATTTACTGAACAACCCAATACACAAAATGATGTAGAACTTGAAAAGTTGGAGTTTCCTGAACATTTTGCTCCAAAACCAGATCAGCAAATCAAACCTGAAATGTTGACTCCTGGAGATTACACTTCAGAAGAATTAAAACAACTTGAAGAAATACAAAAACGGTTTGGATCGCAGAGTGGTGTATCAAAACCGTCTATGGTG